TCCAGTCAGACGGGCGGACAATAGAGGTATCCGCGCCATCCGGTTTTGCAGACTGGAAAGCGTGCTTGAGAGAGACGGTCATTCAGCCACCAATCAGGTCAGCGTAATATCAAGGTCGCCGGTCGGGATGCGGAACACATCGCCAGCGGCAATCGTCTTGGCCGAGGTCAGATTGCCGTAAGCCATGAGGTTGCCGGAACTGGACGCATCAAAGATACCGACCGCGACCACCGTTCCCCATGTGCCTGTCGCTACAGGCCACTCAACGGCTGCCGTGTTGCTGGCGAGGTTGCCAGTGACCGTGAAGGCGCATGTCTGGCGCGCATAAGAGCCGCCAGAGACTTCTGTGCCGCCGCCTGCATCGGTCGGGGCGACCGTGTAAAGCGCGAGATAGAGCGTGGCAGGGGCCGTATAAGCCGATCCACCAAACACATGATCGAGAACCTTGTTCTCAAGGTAGTCAGAGAAGGATGACATAACGGCCTCTTAGTAGGCGTTGCGCGTGCGAGCGATGAGAGGCGCACCCGAATGGGCCGCGTTGTCGCTTTGATTGTTGAGGAATTGGATGATGGCCGTCGCATTGGCAGCCATAGCCGCGAGGCGCATATCATCCATCAAGAATGTGGAGGCTTGCTGCAAAGCGCCGTACAAATAAAGATCAGGCGCGGTTGCGAGAACCCAATTTGACGGGTTCCCTCCAGACAAACTGGGAATTTTGGCATAGTACGCCATTTCAACCGTAACGTCACTAGTTGGCGCTGGGAAAAGCTCAAATTCCGCACCAACAATCGTGTAAAACCGCGTCTTGCCTGTGACCTTATTGTTCTTCCATTCCTCCAACTTGTCCGGCGTGATGTACGCCAGAGGTTGACCGGAAATGTTAAGGTCTTTGGCCTCCAACCAGTCAGCCGGAACAGCGACAAACTCATTATTCGTCGTAGCTGTTGCGCGCTTCACCATCTGGATCGTGCGAAGCTCTCGATTGAACCGCACTTCAGCCATCGTAATGAAGTCTGGGATTTGCGCCGTCAGATCATCACGGTTGAGCCAAGACGCAATCGCTGCTTGGAGGTCGGCATAGGTCGAAAAAGCCATCAGGATTCCGCCTTCTGAGCTTCCATCAAGGCTTCGACATGCTCATGGCCATAGTCGAACGTCCCGATGTGCTTCACTTCTTTGGAAAGATCGTGGTCAATCCACGTTTGGATGCCGTGAACAGACGCCTTTTTGCAGAAATAGATGTCTTCCCCGAGGAAGACGTTGAATTTCGGGTTGTAGCCAATGGAGAACCACGGCTTTGGTAGCTTCTCAAACACAGACGTGCGCGTAAGCATCACGCCAAAGCCCATGGCCGCGCATGGCTCAAGGCCAGAGCGGTCATGCGATGGAACCCAAGAGGTAAAATCCTCAATCGACGCAAACGCCGTGGTCTTCAATGGCATGCGGCGGGTGGAATAGTTCGCTCCCACAACCTCTTTGCCGGTTGCGTAGAGCCGCTCTGCCGCCTCTTTCGGAAACAGCATATCGGTATCAAGCCACAGGATGGCATCAGCGCCCGCTTGAATGGCTTGCTCAGCCAATGTCTCGCGTTGACTGGCGATAAGCGTCCCGAGGTTTGTGCCGATCTCAACGGTTGTACCGCGTGCGACCTCATAGCCGACAAGACGGGCCATGTTATGGGCAAAGGCGGTATAAAGCTGCTCACGGGCAGGCATCGCAACATAGAGCTTCATCAGATCGCTCCAGCGCGCGTGCGAAACACTCGATTGTCGGGATCATTAAGCCAGCGTTTCATCGCGGCATCGTCATCCGCAATCCCTTTGGCTTTCAGATCGTAATAGATCGACATGGGGATGGAGGCGACGAGGTGCATGTCAGCCTTCCAGTCCGTCCGTGCCTCATTATAAAGCTGTTTGTTGGCCTCAATCGCGGGAGCTAAGTCCTGCTCCGTATGAATGCCAAACGTGTCGCTTTCCTCGTCGTAATCAAACCAGCGGGTGATGCCGAGGTGGTCGTTACGGTTGAAAAGAAATCTCTCGCTCACGCGATGCTCCCAAAAAGAAAGGGCGACCCGAAGGCCGCCCAATCCGTTTCAGTTATGATCTGACGATCAGACCGTCAGGTCGGCCACGATGCCGTGTGCCTTTTCGGTGTGAACCTTGAGGCAGTATTCAGCGAGCAGCATCTTGTTTTCAGCGTCACCCGTCTTGGCGAGGTCTTCCGTCTGGTAGTTACGGAGGAAGGCCACAGCCGCTTTCGACGGATCAACCACATAAGCAACGTTCGTCGGCATAAAGCGCGCCGGAACGAAGCTGACGCGACCCCAGTCGGAGATGTACACGTCAGCCGAGCCAATGATGGTGGCCGGACCGTTGGCAACATTGTTACGGATGCCAGCGATACCAGCGAATGCCGAAGCAGCACGCTTCTGAGCGCCGTTCATCAGTACCATCTTGGCATTGCCACCCTGTTCCCAGACCTTCTGGAGAACGTCTTGCAACATCGCTTCAGTGAACGTGCGAGCCGTGCCAGCGATACGGCCAGCGTTCGGATAGCCGTCGTTCGTCGAGGACATTGTGGGGTTGGTGCCGCCAGACGCCTTGTTGACGTTTGTGCGAATCCAAGCCTGCAAACCAGCCGTCTTACGAGCCGTTGTGTTGTTGCCAACAATAGCGGGGTTGTTCGACAGAATGGTGGCTTCAATGTCATTTTTAAGCTCGGCACCGGCCTTGGCGATTTCATACGCCATCATGCCCTTCATGCCTGCTTTCTTGACAGCTTCGACAGTACCCGTCACGCCGATCACGATGCGCGAAATCTGCGTGTAGTTACCAACGCGGTTCTGCGTGGCACGGGCGTCAGGGGTCGCCACGTCGCCTTCGATGGCCGCGTTGTCAGCGGTCGCCGCTTTGAGCGAGTCGGTGAGCCATTCGTGGTAGGTCTGATCCGCTTTTTCCTGACCAATGTTGGAGAGGAAAACCGTATCTTCTGGCGAAATGTTCGTGATGACATTTGAGAGGTCTTCACGCACGACTTTGGTCGCGTCATAGCGCGTAATGGTGTTTGCAACGAGAGCCATCTCGTCACTCCTTTCAGATTAGAGCATTTTTGCGATGACAGCGGCTGCGTCTTGCAGGCTGCCGGTTTTAGCCAATCGCTGTTTGGCTCTTGTCACGTCAGTCACGGATGCGCGGGGTGCGAAGTTCTGGCTACTGGAACGCATCGGAGCCGGTCCCTTCTGGGGTGTCGGCTTGATGGCTTTGCGCTGCGCCTGCATCTGGTCGTATTGCGCGGCTTTCCACGCAATCTTCACCATCCGGTCATCATAAAGCTGATTAAGTTCTTCGGGAGTAAACCCTTCAGCCACCAATGTTTGACGGATGGCGTCCCGATCCCGCTTGGCTTTGTTCGGGTCTTTCCACTCAGGAAGACGTTCGTTCAAGAGCCGTTCGCGGTTTTGTTCAACCATCTGCGCGATCTGCTGCGCTTGTGCCATTTCCTCAATTTGAGCCACCTTCTGCTTCTCGGCAGAAATGGTCCGCATTGAGTCTTCGTATTTCCGCCACTCATATTCGACCCGTGCCGCCTCAACCGGATTCTCGGCATAGAGGCGATCAAAGTCGGGTCGCTGTGGCTGAAGTGCCGTGAGTTGATGCTCTAGCGCCTGCAATCCCTGAAGATATTGAACGCGCTCAGTGCGAGCCTGTTCAAACTCTTGTGTCAGGGCCTTGCGTTCTTCCGCTAGGGCCATGGTCTTCTGCGTATAATCTTGCTGCCTCTGATAGCCTTTGACGAGTTCAGACGCGGGAACCTCAACCTCCGTGCCGTCAACTTTGACGGTGTAGATGTGTTCCTGTTCTTCCTCGGCTTCAGCTTCTTCTTCAGCCTGATCGCCTTCCTCATCCGGCTCGTCCGAGGCAGCATCCTCGTCAGCTTGTTCGGTGAGTTCAGCTTCAGCGGGTTCATCCGCCGCTTGGGCCTCTGGGGCCTCAGAGGTTGCTTCCGTCTCAGGCTCTTGATTGTCGGTCGGGCCGGTCAAGAGGGCTTCGATCTGTGCGGCAGCCTCATGGATTCCGGTCCCTTGCGGGGTGTCGGAGGTTGTCATTCTCGGTCCTTTCGGGTTGTAGAGACCCGTCTGGGGTTTTGGTCTTAGATGACCTCGCGCGACCGGCGATTAAACGCATTGATCGCGGACTCCGTGGCGACTTTTTTAAGGTCGGCACGAAACTCAGTGAGAGCAAAGAGACGGCTATAAGCACCCTCTCTTGCGTCCCAATCGTCGCGCGGCGAGTTCTTCCACGCTTCGATGTAAGCTTGCTCCATCATGCTCAAGACATGCTGAAGGAACGGGTCATCCAAGAGTTCCTTGGCCCGCCTGGACCGCTCAGAGGCGGTCATGTGTTCAATGTTCATGTTATTGCGGCATTACCATTGGCTGCGCTGGCATCGCCTGCTGGCGCATCATGCCTTGCGCCTGACGCATGGCTTCACGATCACGGTCAATGTCGGCCTTGATCTGCGCCACATCAACCTGTTGCTGATACTTGCCGTAAATCTCAGCCGCCTTGAGAATGATCTCGGCGTCAAGCTTGTCGCGTTCGCGGTCATCAGCCAGTTTGGCCTTTTCCCATTCAAGGCGCGCTTTGTCCTGCGCGATAGCCATATCAACTTGCGCCTTCTGCGCTTCGATCTGAGCCAACACTTGCGCTGGGTCAGGCTTCTGGCCAGCCGCCATCATCTGCGCGGCCTGTTGCTCATCCACTTCCTTGAAGAAGCGGCTCGTATCCTTGAAGCCAGCAAGCGTCAGGATTTGGTCAAGCGTGTTGCGGTATTCGGTCAGGCCCACCAGCGGGTTTGCCGGTCCCATGGCCTGCACAATCGCTTCCTGCGCCTGCTTCACTTGCATCAGCATGGAAAGCTTTTGCTGCTCAGTGCCACGGCCCAGCGCGACGTTCACGCGGGCATCCATGCCTGCATTCCAAGTGCGCGGATCAACCTCAACCCATTTGCCACGCAAACGGATCATGCGCGGCTTATCCTGGTACTGGATGATCGCCTTAAGCAGACCTTTGAACAGGCGCTTGATGCCCGTCTCAGCAAAGTTACGCGCGATAAGTTCCACGCTGTCCTGTGCTGCCGAAACCGTGGCCGCAACGCCCGTGGCCGTCTGGTTGGTCAACGCATCGGCATCCAGACCACGGGACGCTTGGCTGATGCCCGTGCGCGCCGTCTTGATCTGGTCGAGGTAGTCCAGCACACCCTGCGCGGCCTGCCCCACAAACGGTTGCGCGAACGGTGTCACAGCGCCCGCCTGCTTCATGCGGATGATTGCACCCGTCTCGACGTTCATCACGTCTTCAAGGTTGACTTGGTTCTCAACCACAGCGGTGCGCGGATGAATAGACTGCGCGAGGCTGTCCATCATGTTCCGCATCACGCCCGTCTTCATGCGCTGAATGTCCATGACCTTATCGGCCAACGAGCTACCAATCAGCGTGTGCGGCTCAGGGAATGGGCAAATCAGAGCGATGGGCCGCTCTGTCACCATTTCCTCATGGACTACCTTGTAGTTCCCGCCAATCGTGCAAACCTTGCGAAGCTCAGCGATGCCGTCGCCGTCCTTGTCGATCTTGATATAGGCTTCGACATAGAGAACGCGGTTGGCTGCGCGGTCCATGGAATTGTCTTCGTCAAAGCGCGACAAAGCCGGATTGCGCTGGAACCGCTCAAGGTTGTTATCAAACGCATCGCCCACGCCGCCATACTCAGTGACGAGTTCCAGCGGATAGCCCATGGCAACCAGTTCAGAGACGGTGGCCATCTTGCGGCGACCGATCATGGTCGCATTATCTTCGTCAATCGCATCAACCGAGCAGATAAATTCCTCGCACGGAACGCTCTCAACGCGGATACGCACGTCCTTGCGGGTGCGCCTGATGCGGAGGTCAATCTTATCAACCGCCACGCCATACTCGTCTGCCTCAACGATGTGGGAGGCCTCAATCACCTCAACCTCATCGTCCTGCTCAAGCATCATGGCCTGCTCGTTCGTCAGGCCCGTATAGGTTTCTTCTTTCACGTCATAGGACGTGTCGGGATACCAGACGAAGATGCCGGTCTTACGGATCAGCGCGTCGGTGATCGCATTGTAGGTAATCTGATAGCCGGGATTGTCTTGGTTAAAGACGAAGTTCACATAGTCGGTCGCTTGGGCAGCAGCATCTTCATCTTCAGCCGTTACCGGCTCATAGTCTACAACCGTGTCGCCGCCCGCGAAAATACGCATGAGGCTTGGCTTGACGCTATCGACCACATCGGCCACTTCACGCATGACGATCTGCGACCGACCTTCTTCCTCGTTCCCGAGCGGGCTGCCTTCGTAATAGGCCGAGGCGCGTTCACGAACAGGCGCAACGTAGCTGTCAATGAACGTCACAGCGTCTTCAATGGCTTCGCGGACGATCTGGTCAAACCGCTCATCTTCCATGCCAGCCTTTATCATGCCTTGCTCAGGCATGAAGTTGCCTGTGCCAGCGGCGGCCAACGGATCAAAGTTGCCAGTCGGCTGCGTGTCCAACACGTTCAGCACTTCATCGAGGCCAGCGGGAAAAGCGTTTGCCATCAGTAATGTGTCCCGCCATAAGCAGCTTTTGGATCACGGCTTGCTGCAAGCTGTTCCTCCAAAGTGCGAATACGCTCTGACAAATCAGATTGCCCTTCCGGCGCTAGTGCCGGTGGCAACGTAACTTGCGCTGGCCTAAATACTTGCGGCATGCGCGGCGCGGCATAGGAGCTATCAGGCGCGACCTGACGATAAGGCGAGCGCACACCAAACGGCATTGACCCATTCTGAGTCAGCAACGACTGGCGCAACGCTTCAACACCGTTCGGCATGTAATAGGACGCATAGTTCTGTTGCGTTGGCGGATTAGGCTGCTCAACAGGCGTCACGCGCGGAGATGCTGCCAAGCTTACCGGCAACTCAGGACGCATGCCCTGCCCTTTCGAACCACCACCCATGTCAGATCACTCCTGCAATCGCGCGGCGCAGAGGTCGCGTCGATGAAAATCCAGAATTGCTTGCGTTCATTTCCAAGCCCATCGCCAGATAGCGAAAGGCGTCGGCAGCATGAGAGGCCCAATCGTGGACAGGCTTCGTGTTGAAGCACTGCCGCTTATCGTCCCACTCGCTGCGATACATTTTCAGCGCATCAAGCCCTTCGGCTGTCCGCTCTGTGTCAAACCAACACCGCTTGAGCATCATGCGGACGGCGTTAATGCCATCCTCAACGCGATGGTTCGTGACAATCGTGGGCTGTAGGCCGAGCGATTGCAGAACCTCTACGCGCGTCTTACCCGTCCCAAGCTCACGCGCCTGTGCATCGTGCGGTAACAGATGCCCGCCATAGAGGTAGGGCTTCTGTTGTATCTCGCGGACATAGTGGCCGAGATCGACGCCGCTCTGTTCGTAATAGTCAATGATATGGATTTCGCGCCCGACGATTTGAGCGAACCAAATCGAGGTGGTGTCTGAAATCCCCAAGTCCCACGCCGTCCAGACCTGTGCCGCTGGATCATATGGGACACCGCAGAGCCGCCCTTCCTTCTCAGCATCAGCCAAGTCACGCCCGTAGAAAGCGCCGACAACCGCCGCATCAAATGAGCATTCAAACTCAGCCTCGTATTGCTCTGAGGTGAGCATCTTAGCAGCCGAGATGAGTTCGCCTTCTGAGATCAGGCCTGTCTCACTGGCGCGCAATCGCAACGTGGTCCAATCAGGATCGTCCTGCGCGGCCTGCCAAATCTCAAAGAACTGGTTGCGGCCTTTGGGCGTACCAAT